GATAAAGCGGTGAGCGTGCATACATTCGGATCGCAGACTGTTACGGCCGGCACGTTCACCCTCACGATGCCTACGAACGACGCGACGACGGGATTGCTGCGGATAGCGTAGACATGGCCCAACAATATCTTATCGGTAGTGGCCCGATGCCGACAACGGCGTCTTTCGCTACTCTATCCACCACCACAGCGATCCTGACTCTGCTTCAGGTCAAGGCGAGTGCTACAGCGACCTTTAAGATTGTTGAGTGGGGAATCTCGTTTGACGGTTCAGCGGCAGCCACTCCGATCAAGGTTGAACTCTGCGAAACGGACGTAGCGGCTACTGTAACAGCTTCGGTTGCAAATGACATTATGAAGCTAAACGCTGAGGCCCTTGCGGGTGGCGATCCGACTACTAACCTATTTCCAGTAGGTACAACCTCGACAGGATATAATGCTTCTGGTGAAGGATCGATAACTGCCGTGCGTGAGTTTGACATTCAATTGATTGCGCCCACAAACCAGTACGTCAAGCAGTTTCCGTTAGGACGCGAGCCCGTGATTCAAGTGTCTAAGTTTGCCCGTATTCGCGTCAAGGCGGGAACGGCTGTGAATGCTTACGCTTATATGGTTGTCGAAGTGTAATTGACAATAAGAAACTAACCCCATTGCGGTCACGGTCTGCTGATCGTGGCCGCTTAAATTAAAGGTTGAGCAATGATTGAGGTCGGCATGTTCGTTATAGCGGGTGATTGGGACTCTGCTCCTACGCCGGAAGGAAAGTTACGTATTGTCATGCCGCCGCTCGGTCACTGCTACGGCGCGGGCTGGGACAGTACGACAAAAGCCGCACTGCTCGCACTGCCTCAGTACGTCAAACCCGGAATGTCATTCCTCGAGCTCGGCGCTGGATCGTGCATTCTCTCGATCGCTGCCGAGAGGCTCGGAGCTAGCCCTGTCTACGCAACTGAATTGAATCCTGAAGCTCTCACAGCCGGACGACAAGTGCTCGCCGCGAATCACTCTCAAGTGCGACTGATCGAGGGAACGTTCATTAATGAACATGTCGATGTTGCGGTAGTTAGCATCTCGACAAAGTTTGCACAGGAGAACCTGGAAAGGATCAACGCGAATATGATTCTCGTGGTCCATGACGATGCTAGCGTAGAGGTGATAAATGGCGGTACGTGAACAGCTCTGGAGCCCTGACACTTGTGGATGCAGTGTCAGGGAAAGATGGAACGACGCGACTTCAAATGAAGCTCGTCAGCACTTTTTTCACTCGATTGAGCGAGCCTGCCCTGCGCATCAGCACCTTTCCGGCGAAGCTGTCTACCGTCAGGTGATGAACGAGAATCGACGTAAGAACACGCTCGCGGTAATCGCTAAACAAGTTAGGCCACAGTTCGATCATGCGGATTATCAGTGGTCCTTCGATGAACAGCGTCGCTTAGTTGTGAAGATTACTGGATTCACTCAAGCCCATCTCAAATCACTCAAAGACTCCGCCGACATCCAGTTCGGCCCTGGTCTTGTAGTCTTGGAATAAACCCTCTAACCCGCTAAAGGAGAAATGATGAAATTACTTCTACTAATCACTTTACTAAGTCTCAGCTTCACCCCCTCGCTGCAAAAGTGCGTCTCTGTCGGTATCAGTGAAACGCCTAACCCTGCCACGGTAGGCCAGACGATCCAAGTCACCGGACATTTTACCAACTGTAGCAACAGCGGCATGAACAGCGTCAACGTACAGATGATGGTGGTCAATCCCTGCCTTCCCGGTGGGCCAACCAACGGCCCCGGTTCAGAAGATCTACTCTACACTTATATTGACATCCCTGCGCATCAGACCATCGACATCACCGCCAGCTATACCATTCCATGCAACGACTCTACCGGACAGTGGCAGGCAAAGGCTTCAATCCGGCCTCGCGGAAACACGAATAACATAATCTCCACGACCAACTTCACCGTGACACCATAACTAGATGACCGCATGGATCTACACCTTCGGAGCTGCGGCGGGAGCCGTTTCCAACCAGGGCACGACTCGCTGGCTCCCGATTGCGGGTGGGTGTAATGTCCAGTCTGCCGAAGACGGCAGGATAAGCCTCCGCGTTCTTGACTCCCTCACCGCGTCAAATCTCTGGTGTCGCGTCACCGCAAACAACGGCACTCAGACGCTTACCAGTCGGATCAGTGGCGCAAATGGTGCTCAGAGCGTCTCAATCACCGGCACAGGTACGTTTGAAGATACTACCCATACAGATTCCTTGTTAGCGGCTGACGACTTTGATGTGCAAATCGTCGTCGGTGCAACTCACACCAACACCGTCACCCTCTCAGCGGTTTCGTGTTTGTTAGATGACGGCGGGGCGAATGTCCCGATCCTGCTGGCAGCGTTCAGCGCAGGCACGGCCCCGGTTAGTTCTACTAACTATGTTTGCCCGGTTGGCGACAGTGCTCCCGATAACGCGACGGAGGCGAACGCGCAGTATACGTTTCGCGCCACCGCAACTCTTTCTAATCTCCGCGTCTTCTGCAACTCCAATACCTCACAGACTTACACGATCAAAACTCGCATCAACGGCGCAGATGGAACTCAAGTAATCTCCTACACCTCAGGCCAGACAGGCGCGAAAACTGACGCGACTCACTCAGATTCAGTCAGCGCCGGAGATAAGGTTTGTTACTCGGTACTTGGAGGCACGGGCAGCGGGGCTTTGGGTAGCTTCCAAATTAAATCCGCGTCCAGTGGATTTCAGATCGGCATTGGCATGCCGGGAACAGGCATAGTCTCACAAGGCGCGAGCACAAGTAACTTCATCCCTCTCTCTGGCAGCGTCAACCCGACTCCTGTAACCACGACCGAAGCTAACGCCCAGGTAAAAGCTCGCGCGGCTCAGATCATCTCGAAGCTGTTCACAAACATCAAGACAAACACTCGCTCAGATGCGACTACGATTGACTTTCGAGTAGGTGGAGCTTCGTCCGCGCTTACTGTGAGCATTGGCGCGAGCACGACGGGCATTGTTGAAGATCTCACCCATTCTGTAACGTTAGCCACCACGGATCTAATCAACTTTCGCATTCTCACGGGCGGCGGTACGGGAACGATTACGCCCTCGGTGATTGGGATACAGCAAGGAACAGTTACGGCATCAGTAGTAATTCCGAATCGGATATATATTAAGTCTCAAGCAGTTAACCGGAGCAGCACGTACTAAATGAGACTCGGACGCTCACAACCATTTAAGCCTTTCATTTCGAAAGGACCTCCGTCTCCAAATGTCACGGTTGCGCTCTCCGGTGTTTCTGCGACATCAGCTATCGGTAGTCTGGTTGTTGGTCTTAGTCTCGCGCTCTCCGGGACTTCCGCAACGGCGAACGCGGGAACGCTCACGCCTAACAATTCTGTTGCGATTACCGCTAACGCAGCGGTCGCTTCGGTTGACTCTCTTAGTCCGAACAATTCAATAGCAATTAGCGGGAATGCGGTATCAAGCAGTGTTGGCACGCTCACACCTAACAACACTTTAGCTCTTAGTGGAAATGAAGCCAGCACAGGCGCCGACAGCCTCTCCCCTAAGTCGTCGGCTGCGATTAGTGGAAACGAGTCAACTTCAAGTGTAGGTTCGCTTGATTTCACCAAGAGCGGACTGCTCGAGATCTCCGGCGTCGAGACCTCCGCAAGCACGGGTTCACTAACTCCGAACACGTCAGTTGGCCTAACAAGCAATTCTGCACTGGCGGGCACTGGTTCTGTCACTCCGTCAGCCGATCTTTCGGTATCAGGAAATGAAGCATCTGGAGTGGCCGACACCCTATCTCCTTTGCTCTCTGTTGAGATGGTCGGCAATGACGCCACCTCGGCGGTTGGCGATGTGGCGTTTGCTACAGGCGATGTAGATCGTGCTCTTACGGGCGTTTCCGCGACGAGTGCGATTGATTCACTTGCCGTAAACATCGCGATCGCGCTTACGCCTGAAACCGCTACCGGAGAAGTTGGCACTGTCGAATTTACTGAAAGCGGCACGGCTGATCTGTCTGGTGAAGAAGCTACAGTAGAAGCCGGAAACGTTACGCCTTCCGTGGCTATTCCTATTACTGGGACTGACTCCCTCGCATCTGTTGGGGACCTTGGCTTTACAAAATCTGGTTCGTTAACACTTTCAGGAAGTGAATCTCTCAGCGATGTCGGCACTTTAACCATTTCGGCTGATGTTGCATTAAGTGGAGTCGAAACCTCATCGAGCGTCGGGGATCTTAGTTTTACCAAGACTGGACAGGTGCAACTTTCTGGAGTAAGCGGATCTGCGTCAACTGAGGATGTCTTAGTTGATAGATTGTCTGGTCTATCGGAAGTCTCCGCAACAAGTTCTGTTAACGGTGTGTCACTGAATACTTCTTTGGCCCTCAGTGGCGAGGCCGCAACTGCAAGTAGCGAGAATCTCACCGTCTCAATCACAAGAGAACTATCAAGTAATGAAGCGAGTGCGAGCGTCGGATCTGTATCTGCTTCATCTCCCGGCAGTGCCGTACTCTCAGGTATTGAAGCTACAGGTCAAGCGGGATCGCTGGGGCTTACAAAGTCCGGCTCACTTGAACTAAGCGGTGCTGAGGCTACGTCTCACGTAGATAGTGTTTCACCAAATCTCACAATCACGCTTTCAGGTAACACAACAATCGGACAAGTAGGGACTCTCACTTATACTAAGTCCGGCGAAGTATCAATCTCGGGTCTTCAGGCCAGTGCCCAAGTAGGTTCTGTTTCTCACTTATCCCTACTGCCTATCTCGAGTGTTGACAGCACATCTGCTTCTGGAGAGCTCAGTGCTCAATATCGCATTGCAATTACAGGCAATCAGCCCTCATCTGCGGTTGGCTCTCTCATCGGCTCAAACGAAGTTGCACTAACTGGAACCTCAATTACTGGAACCGCGGGTCCAATAACCTTCACGCCCAACGATGTTGCGCTACTATTGTCAGGCGTAGAAGTAAGCGGTAGAGTAGGAAATGTTTACCATTTGCACGTCCGAGAGTTCGTCAAAGTATTTGGCGAGACCCGTACAATCACAGTGAGCAGTGAACAGCGCCGGCAACGAATTGATCGAGAGGCCACGCGGGTAACTAAAGTTGACGGCGAGCACGGAATGATTGAAATCGCGTTTGAGGATCGGAGTCTTTAGTGTTCACAAAAGAACCTACAGAAGTCTTAGATTATCAAATCGACTGGTCCGACTGGCTGGGCGCTCTCACTATTAGTTCCTCTTCTTGGTCTGTTCCTTCCGGTATTACAAAAGTTACCGACGACAAGACAGCCACGTCAACCCTAATAAGACTGTCAGGTGGAACGTGGGGCGAGTTCTATGAGCTATCAAATACCATCACAGCGGGAAGTGAATCAGAAACGCGATCACTTCTGATACGGATTCAGCGTTCTGTTGGCTATTGTTCTCCGATCGAAGTAAGACGCCGCGCGCAGGGAGGGGCGGGCGCAGGCGGTTCCGCAACGATCAACGTGCTCACTCCCGCAGAACTAGAAGCGTTAATAGAACAAGCCTCGCGCATGTTCGATCTGGAGTGCGGCGTACCTGAGCGATACTTCAATCCGGTTGAGATTCCGGTTGCTACAACGAAGACGATCTACGGCGACGGTAGTAATTACTTGCAACTCCCGCCGTATTTGCCGGGAACCTTAAGCATTTCTGTGCCAAGTGACTTCACGATGCCCACTTACGTAGAGCAGAACGGCTATCTAGTGCTGACAACTGAGGGAGGCTTGGTCCCTCCGTTTCATGTCTCCAGTTTTGCCAGCTACGCGTGGCCGGGATGGTGGTCAGGAGTAGCGATTACCGTGTCCGCTGTTTGGGGCTGGCGCGAGACGCCGATGGACGTTAAGGCCGCAGTAATTGAGTGGGTGCTGAATCTTTGGCGTGAATCAGACCCCGCAACAGTCAAGCTTGTTAACCTCGAGGGTCAGCCATTAAGGGAGTCAATTCCGCCGAGAGTGAACCTCGTAGCTCGGAAGTGGCGGGGTAAGGTTGGAGGGCCAGCGTTCGTCTAAATGCTGAAGTTCACGGCTCAAATCGGAAACGACGTGATCATTGACCGCGCCTTCAATCGCGTCGAGCAGGAGATTACGGATTTTCGAAACTTTTGGCCGGGAATCATTACAACGTTCTACGATGTGGAGACTGAGCAGTTTTTGACAGAGGGCGCAAGCGGAGCCTCAGGACGGTGGACGCCGTTGAGCCCTGCATACAAACTGTTTAAGGAACGCGAATGGCCTGGTAAGACCATACTGAGAAGAGAAGACGCACTTTATGAGTCAATGACAGGGCCTGACGCATTGGATTCAGTTCTCAGGCCAGAAAGGGATGAGCTATTGATAGGATCGTCGCTTCCCTATGCCCTCTTTCATCAGGGGCTGCGTCCGGTTATCTCATTCACTGAGAATACAGTTCGCAGGTTTATGAAAAGCATTCAAGAACGCTTGGTGGATTTCGTCCGAGGCACCGGACTGGAAGTGCAAGGAAGGGCGGCATAGGTGGCAGCTAACCCTAAATACTTTGCAGTTCAGGAAGAGGGCGTAATTGACAACGCCCTTTTTATCATTGAACGCGACTTTAAGCTGATCCTGGATGAGTTCAATCCAATTGAAGCCCTACTCTCCCCTGATGACCCGCAGTACATGGAAGACTTTCAGGAGCGGGCACTGGGACAGATCCAAAAGCTCGTCTTTCCCACTCTGGCTATTGGGCCAAATCGGAACGCAGCCACGGAATCAGACGCGAGTGATCGACTCCACCAGGCAGTAAGATTCGATATCTACATTGGCGTCACTGCGGATTCAGCTCCGAATGTGACTCGTAAGTTAATGAAATATATGGCAGCTTTGGATGCTACGCTCCGCTCAGCTAAAAAATCTGATTGGAAACGAAACATGAGTGCTATAATCTTCGGCATTGTTTTGGAGTTAGAGCACGTTTACGGTTCCATCCGCGAACGCGAGTCAGTTTATTATCGAGACGCCTTGATGCAAGTCACGCTTGTATTCAATGAGCAGTAGTCTTGAAAACCATCTAGCGGTCTAAGAAACGCTCAGACGTTTACCTGCCCGCCCTTTCTCTTTAACTGGAGGAAGTGGCGGGCTTTCTTTTTGCAAAGGAGATCCTCCAATGGCTGGTACAGCAGACAACTACGTGGTCGAGGCGGTATTGATTGGGCCGTGCAAGATTTACGCCGACTTAGGTACGGGCTCCGGTCAGTGGGACGGAGCTCCAGACGTGCGGCTTATCCTTGCTGCTGACGGCTCTCCTGATGCTACCCAAAACCCTAACGCGCGACATGTTGGCTGGACTCAGGATGGGGCTGAGTGGCGCGTTGCGCCGAACGTTCTGAACTTCACTCCTGATGAGTCGCAGGAACCCGTAATCTCGCGCGTCCAGGCAGAGGAGAAAGTAATTTCCGGTCAGGCTTGGCAAGTCGGTGATATGGATCTGGCTGAGATCCTTATGCCCACCGCAACACGGAGTGACGTAATGGGATCTAAGGGGCTGACGTTCGGCGGTGCGAGCGCCCTGACCTATACGTCAGTTGCCGTGATTGCTCCGCTCGAAGGTGATCCCACGAGGTTTGCGGTTTTCCATCTCTATAAGGCTTTTAACAATGCCGGACTGGCAGCACAATTAACCTCCAAAAAACCAACGGCCTCAGCGTTCGCGTTTCAGGGCAATGCGATCGGGACGCGGGCGGCAGGGGACAGGGCTGGCCGTTATTTCATCACTAACGCGGGAGCGCAATCGTAATGAAGAACACGTGGGCTAAGCGTATCCCGAAAGAATACACGTGCAAGTCCGGCAATGAAGTTATGGTGCAGCGCCCGAGTCCCAGCTTGGCGTTGAAGTCTCAAAGGTTTCTCCCGATCCTGCAAAAGATTGGCGGGCCGGATGGAAAGGCTAACCCCGACGAGCAGATTGCCGCCATTCTGGGATTGCCTGATGAGGAGCTCGAAAGGTTAACGGACTACGCGGAGATCGTATTGGCCGATGCCGTAGCCAGCCCTTCGCTAAACCTGAAGCCCAAACCGGATCAGTTAAGCCCTAACGATTTACCTCTTGGGGACTTCTGGGAACTATTTGTTTATATCAGTCAAGGATGTCCGCAGATTCCCG